AGCATCGGTCACCACAGCAGCCACTGCTTTGGCGGTACCAGTTTGTACACTTGCTTCCGGCTGGTACCGCTCTTTTTACAAAACAGAGAAGAGCATCACCGGACGACGGGCTCATAACCCAATCCACCCGGGCGGCTGCCACCGCAGGTGTTCTTCTCTGTTTTGTGGAGAAACTAATATCTTGTGCAGAGGAAAATAGAATGAAATTACCAAAATTTCGTAACGCAATTGTGTACCGAGCAACATTACCTAGTATACAGGCTATTGAAGGTCATCTTCTCGAACTCCCTTATTCTGAAATCGGGGAAACAGAACTTTCACGGTCCTCTTTTGTAGAGAATCCTGTCACTGGTGAACTGGTAACTCCGATATCTGGTGGGTACGCAATGGTAATCCGTCATGATCAGAAAATAATTCCCCGACATGTCGTCATGAAAGAAGCTAATTCTCGAATCCAAACAATCGAAAATATGTCCGGGAATAAATTAAAGCGTGCCGAACGACTGACCATTATTGATAACGTACGAGTAGATCTATGCAAACAGGCATTTGTTAAGTCTACGCTGATTCTTGCATTGTACAGCACTGATGAGAAATTATTGGTAATCAACACAACCAATAAAATAATAGCCGGTATGGTATGCGCAATGCTGATTAAGGTTGTCGGTTCAGTGAAAACAGAAACAATCAACATCAGTGATATCAAGAATGGACTGACTACACGCCTGAATAACTACATCAATGGTGCAGCCAATGCATTTGAAGGATTCACTGTCGGAAATTATATTCAGCTATCACGCTACGCAGATCAAAAGGAAATTATTCGCTACTCAGCTGAGCATGAGTCAATTCAAAGCGAACTGGCCGATAGCCTTAGTAGTAGTTTCACTGCTGATAAAATGGAGTTATCCGGTTGCGGTGTGACCTTCATTCTTACCGAAAATTTCCATTTTTCGCGCATCAATACTCAATCTCAGACATTTAATGATGAAGATGATAAAGCATTCCAGTGGCGTCATCAGACTGGCGCTGACCTTTTCCAATTCAGCAAGGTAGTTAATTTGATGTGTGACCTTCTTTCTTACAAAGAAGATAAAAGCCAAAATCCAACAACTTAAAAAAATTGCAGCAATCATCCCATGTCAAATGGGCTGGATTGCTGCAATCAAAATTCAGAGCGGTGCAGCGCATATAACGTGGAGAACAAAATGTCATTTATTAAAACTTTTTCCGGGAAGCATTTTTATTATGACAAGATAAATAAAGACGACATCGTGATTAACGATATCGCGGTTTCCCTTTCAAATATCTGCCGCTTTGCCGGTCATCTTTCTCATTTCTACAGCGTCGCCCAACATGCGGTGCTTTGCAGCCAGCTGGTACCGCAGGAATTTGCTTTTGAAGCATTAATGCATGATGCAACAGAAGCGTATTGCCAGGACATCCCCGCGCCACTGAAACGCCTTCTTCCTGACTATAAACGGATGGAAGAAAAAATAGACGCCGTAATCCGTGAGAAATACGGGTTACCTCCTGTTATGAGCACGCCAGTGAAATATGCCGATCTCATTATGCTGGCAACCGAACGTCGCGATCTCGGGCTTGATGATGGCTCTTTCTGGCCAGTACTGGAAGGTATCCCGGCAACAGAAATGTTCAAAGTTATTCCACTGGCTCCGAGCCATGCCTACGGGATGTTTATGGAGCGCTTTAACGAGTTATCGGAGTTACGCACATGCGCATGAATGTTTTCGAAATGGAAGGGTTTCTTCGCGGGAAATGTGTACCACGAGATCTGAAAGTGAATGAAACAAATGCTGAATATCTGGTGCGTAAATTTGCTGAAGCGGAGGCCAAGATTTTGGCTCTGTCCGAAGACCAACAGAAAGCGATTGAGTCAATTAAGCAGGCTGATGCAGCTGTTAAGTTGGCACACGAGAAGTTTTCGGCGCTGGCGGCGGAGAATGCGGGGCTGAAACACGCAATGGCCGTAACTCTTGAGCATGTGTCGGTCACGGATGCAGGGCAGGCTGGTGTTGCTGCAATGATTATCAACGATGCCCTGCACCACAGCGAAACTCCAGCCACCGATGATTTCCTGGCTGAAATTCGTGCGGAAGCACGCAACGAGGGGATTAACTATACCGCAAGCCGTCTTGCTGCTGCTTTCAATCACGGATTTATCAATAAGTCTTTACGTGAAGTTTTCGACGTTACACGCATGATTCTGTCAGCGAAAGAAGAGTTGGCTAATGAACCACACCCGATTGATGGCCTGTCCGGTGAATATGCGGAGAAATCCCTAGAAGAATGGGCGGAACAGATTCGCAAAGGAGGCAACCAGTGAGCGGAAAAAGAATGACTAACAGAGAGCTTGTTGATGCCGCGATTAAGCTTGCTGGTGATTTTTATTCAATGATGGGGTACGCGCATCGCCCTGGATTCAAATATTGGGAATCACCGCATCCGCAAGAGCAACTGGTATTTCAAATGGCCTGCCGTGCTTTTGAGGTTATTCGCGGTTCTGATGTGATGGACGCCGTTGCCGACTTGGAGGATGAAGAGTGACCCAAATTAACTATCAGGCACTGCGTGAAAAGGCAGAGAAAGCAACTAAAGGAAGCTACATCGTAGGGCATACATCTGTTAACCAGCACGGCAATTTAACAGGAGTTTTTGTTTGCCAAAAATGGAAAGGAGAACCCGGTGGCGTGATTGCGGAATGTCATGTTAACTGCCTGATTGAATCAGATGCTCAGGCTTATGCAAACGCTGAATTCATAGCAGAGGCTAACCCGGCTACCGTGCTGGCACTGCTGGATGAACAGGAAAGAAACCAGCAATACATCAAACGCCGCGACCAGGAGAACGAGGAGATTGCGCTTACGGTTGGGAAGCTGCGTGTTGAGCTTGAAGCAGAAAAACAGCGGGCAAAAGTTCTATTTATGGAAAATGCTCGGCTTAAGTCAGGCATAGCCGGTCTGATACACCTCGGTATTCGATATGCAGATGTTGAGGTCATGAAAATTGCTGGAGATGCCCAGCTTTCTACTCCATGCACTGACAGCATCATAAACAGCATTGCAGCAGGCATTTTCACCAAAGAGGGGGCAGCACGATGAGAACACTAGAGGTTCGCGCTGAAGACGTAATCCCTGGTGATGTGCTCATAACATCTAAAGGTCAACAATGTGCGGTTAAATCTTTTTGGATGGAAAATGACAAAGTGACTCTGTTCGGTACGGATGGTTCCGAAACTGATTATGACTACGACGAATTGCTTGTTATTGAGAGAGCTGCCTAATGACCACCTTTACCAAAGAACAGTTAATCTCCCATGCACGCGAAAGCGTTAGTTATCTGGAAAACTTGAAAGGACGTGTTAGCAAAGAAGGTGCGGACTGCAAAGTTGTTATTGAGATGGTTGCACGAGATCTAAAACTGGCACGAATTGCACTGGCCTCGCTTGAGGCAAAGCCGGTGGCGTGGAAGGTAACCTTCACGCAAATTGACCGTGAATATAACACGTTCACTGGTATGTATTCTGACAAAGCAGAAGTCGAACGGTGGGTGCGGCTGCATAAAGCATGTAATTTTCGGGCAGATATAACACCGCTTTATACCGCCCAGCCAGTGCCGGTAACTCCGGATGCCTGGATAAGCTGTAGTGAGCGAATGCCAGAAATGGGAGAGCGACAATGCTATGTGTTAGCTGCTGACTTTAAAAACAACTACCCACCAAACATCCCCAACACTCAGGTCGGCGTATATGGCGACTGGTTTAATGATGGCAAGCCCACTTGGGATGACGGTGATGGCGAAGACCTGTATCTCAAGGAGGTAACCCACTGGATGCCGCTGCCAGAACCGCCGCAGGAGGTGAATCAATGAGCTGGCCTGATGCAATCGTAACTCTGGGGATGGTATTCGCAGTAGCGTTTGTTGTGTACTCGATTTGTCGATGGGGATAACCACATGTTCGCTTTGATTCAACGCGGGCAGATATACACCGATAGTGCTGGCTACCCGATAAAAATTGTTCACTGCATAAACAACACTGTGTTGTACAGAAGAATGGATGGGCGAACACAGTCAGTAAAAATAAACGATTTCAATGAACTGTTTGAACGGATTGATCACCAGGAATACCGACAAATTCTGGCAGAAACAGAGCAGGAAGCTCATCTGAAAAAATTACGGGCCATGAAAAGGAAGTAAACAATGAATAAAGCATTTGAACAATGGGTCCACCAGCGTTACGGCAATCGCTATGACCTGACACGAGATGTTGACGGTTTCTACTGTCGTGAAATTGTGAAACGAATGTTTGAAGTGTGGTGCCACTGCCGTGGGCTGAGTGTTGTGTGAGGTAATGCATGGGCAATGTGATTCAACTGGCTCCCAATGAATGGGTTTGTGAAAGCGTTCTAATCGCAATTACCGGGCTCAAACCAGGCACAATTCTTCGGGCCCGGAAAGAATGCTGGATGGTTGGAAGAGAGTATATTCACGTATCACCAGACGGTAATCCAAAGCCTTCCAGTGAATGTATGTATAACAGAAAAGCAATAGATGCCTGGGTCGCTTCAATGAAAAACAAACAACCTGGGTGATTTAATATCATGAAATATGTAAGCTCGTATCGCTCTTGGGCGTCTGGAGGTATCGATGGATAAAGTCAAATATCCAACAGGCGTCGAAAACCACGGCGGCACATTACGCATCTGGTTTAATTTTAAAGGTAAACGTGTCAGGGAAAATCTTGGTGTCCCTGACACTGCCAAGAACAGGAAGATCGCCGGGGAACTGCGGACATCAGTATGTTTTGCCATCCGCACAGGAAGCTTTGATTATGCTGCACAGTTCCCTGACTCCCCCAACCTTCAGGCTTTTGGGGTAAGTAAAAAAGAAATTACGGTGAAGGAACTTGAAGAAAAGTGGCTGGATCTGAAACGAATGGAAATCTCTGCAAATGCATTCAATCGCTATGAATCCGTTGCAAGAACGATGGTTTCGAAAATTGGAGGCAGTAGACTGGTGTCATCGGTAACCAAAGAGGAATTGCTGTATATCAGGAAAGATTTGCTAACCGGGTATCAGAATTCAACGAAAAACAAAGCAGCAGCAAAAGGACGGAGCGTCGTTACTGTAAATTATTACATGACGACAATCGCTGGAATGTTTCAGTTTGCTGCAGATCACGGTTACTTAGAAGCAAATCCCTTTCAGGGAATTAAGCCTCTTAAAAGAGCCAGGGCAGAGCCAGATCCGCTAACTCGTGACGAATT